GAAGTCTGCTTCCGCAACAGTCAGTGAGCCGACACTCATACCGCTGTCGAGCACGAGCGTGTTCACCACGCCGCCGAGAGTGCGGTCGGCTTCGATCGCCGCACGCAGAGATGTCGCACCGCTAAACGACAGGAAGCCGTCGAGATTCGAGTGCGCCACACGGTCGAGATACCTGCCCACGATGACGAAGACTTGCCACCGCATCTGCACATCGCCGCCGCCGAACGCACGGTGGTACTCGACCGATTCGAGCACGGGGAATGCGACGGGTGGGTTCAGTTGCTCTGGCTGGTATGAGAATGTGCGCAGCCCTGACACGGTGGCGAGCCGCACCTTGATGCCGTCAGCGACCTGCGAGACCGTCGCCGGCATCAGGCGACACCGAGCAGACGGAACGGTTGCAGCAGGTCACGCACATCGGGATCGACGGCACGCACCGTGATCGCCATGTCTGCGAACGCCATGACACCGAGCGCAGCGTTGTATCGGGCGAACTGTCGCATCGCCAGCAGCACGCACGCTTCACGCACATCATGCGGCACACTCAGGAAGCCCCACTGTGCTGTGACCTGCACGCCGGGTTCTGACGGTATGTAGAAGATCGGGAATGTTTCGCCGCCGACCATAGTGATCGTGCGTATCGGTCTGCCGAGAATGGCGTGGTCTGTCGGCTCGACGATGTAATCGGTGTTCAGTGTCAGCGTGGTCTCGAATGTGCCGTCACCGTTCGAGTCGAGTTTGACGATGAGACCTGTCGTGCTGCTGATGTCGCTGGTCAGCAGCCTGAATGCGTTGTTGGCGAACAGCGGTACGGCGGTCGCCGCAGTCTTGTAGAAGAACCTGCCGCAGTAGCCGTCGATGCGTCGTGACGCACCTTCGATCGACTTCTCGATCAGGGTGTCGTCGATCGCATCGGTGAGCCTGAGCGCATCTTTCACTTCCTGCAAGGTGCAGTAGCCGTTGGTGATCGCCATGACTCAGCCTTTCTTGCGTCTCAGTGGCTTCTTTCTCGTCGCAGTCTCTGTCTGCGGCTCGATAGTCGCTGTTTCTCTCACATGATAGTTCAGTGCTGCGAGAGCAGCATCGACCGCAGCGATGCGATCGGTGAGACCACGAGCGACATAGCCACGACGCTCTGCGAGCAGTGCGGCGATCTGTGACGCTGACATGATCTCTCTGTTCTATGTGATGCGAGTGGCGGCTCGCACACTGATTAGAACGACGGTGTGGTGAGACCCGTGCCGTTGATTTGCGCCCATGCGTTCGGGTATCTGTTCGCTGTCGCACAGGAATACCCATAGACGATCATCGTGACATCGAGTTCGGCAGCCTTCGGCTGTTCGAATCGCAGCATCATCGGGTCGCCGTTGCCCTGTTCCCACAGGTGCAACTCTTGGTAGTTGCCGACATAGATCGTGTCTTGATCCGTGCCTGCGCCTTTGTTGGTGGCGACATTCGCATCGGTCGTCACTGGCAGACCGAGAATCGTGTAGCCACTGTTCCCGTACTGCGGCGCACCGTCACCTGATGCGAACGCCGGCTGACCGTTGAAGTTCGGCACTGGCACTGCGAGCGGTCGCTTCTGATCATCGACAGCCGCCAAGATGAAGGCGAGTCGTCGTGGGTGCATGATGATCGCATTCGGTCCGGCGAAGAATGTGGTCTGCACCTTCTGAATCGCATCAGCGATCTTCGGATACAGTTCTGCGACGGTCGGTGATGCGTCGGTGTAGGTGACAGCCTGACCAGCCGATGAGAACAGTTCTGCGACGAGCAGATCGTCGATCTTCGTATGGTACGCCGACACGAGATCAGCCATGACGAGCGAGTCGATGTTCGTGCCACGCTCGATCGCCTGACGGCTGACATTCTGCTGACCTGCGACGGTGACCACCGACAGGTCGAGTTTCGTGTCGTCGATGTTCGTCTCTTGCACCGCAGCACCTTCGGACTGCGTAGCGACGGCAGAGCCTGTCGTCACCTTTGAGATCGAGATCGTGAGACCTGCATCTGGCAGTGCGTGCTTACGGGCACGGTCTGCGACTGGTCGCCCTGCCCGTGCGAACGGTGCGGCGAGATCAGTCAGGAACTGCGGAACGAGCAAGCCGGCGAAGTTCGTGCTGGTGACATCACGACGCTCGATCGACTCTTCACGCATGTGGCGTGCGAGACGCTCGGCTGCGCCGAAGTCGTTGCTGAACTGCGCACGGTACGCATCTGCGATGAACGAGTTGGTGCTGTGCGGCGAGTAGGTGCGTGGCTCGCTCTTCACGGTCGTGACGGCGACTTCGACACCGGCAGCCTTGCGGCTCTCGGCGGCTGCGGCTGCACGATCTTCGAGTTCCTTGTGGCGACGAATCTGCTCGTCGAGATCACGCACTGCTTCGAGCGTGCTGGCAACTTCTTTGTCTTCGTCGGCGGTGAGTTCACGCACCATGTCTTGTGCGGTCTTGACGATCGCTTCTGCTTTCTCAAGCATCGCACCACGCTTCTCGGTCAGGGTCTGTGAGTAGGTCATGTCTGTCTCTCTCGTGAGTCGGTGTAGGTACTCAGTGAGACTCTGACAGTGATCGCTCGGCTGTGTCTCGGCTGCGTTATTACTTGCTTCGAGCGAGTGCGATCTGTGCTCTGCGCACAGACACGCTCGTGCTCTTGACATCGAGTGTAGGTGCTGGCTGTTCGTCTTGCAACAGTCTGCTGCGAATCTCTGCGACGGTCTGCTCATAGGCAGGGAAGGTGACGACACTGACATCGAACAGTTGCACTTCCCTGAGTTCTCGCACCATGCGGTCGTCGCTGAACTTGTCTTGGATAGTGCGGAATGCGAACGACATCTGGCTCAGGTCGCCACGCTTCATCGCCGAGATCACCCGTGCCGCATCGGGGTTCATCGGGTCTAGGTCGGCGACGACTGCGAGACCACGCTCATCTTCGCTCAGTCTGAGAGTGCCTGACTTCGTGCGTGCGAGCGGCACACCTTCGTGGTCGATCAGCAGCCGCACATCTGCGCCGTCATTGATCGTCTTGGCGAACGCACCACGACGCACATACTCGACGAACGGCATCGGCTCGCTCGGCGAGTCGAACACTGCTGCGTATCCGTACAGCGTCGTGCCGTCATCTGCCTGCCTGAGATCGAGCGTGGTGTATGCGATGCGTCTCTCGTCAGCACCAGTGACGCACCAGCGGTTCTCGATCGTGTCGCTCATAGTCTGCGACATCATAACTGATTCGAGACTGTCTGTGCGACTGTCTGAATACTTCGGGTGATCGGGGTGCAGCAGGTCGTTGTCGCCGACATACTTCGGGTTCTCAGGTCTGCCCGTGCGAGCGAGATACAGGAATGCGTTCACTCTCGCCATAGCCCACTGCCCCCGTGTCATTCCGGGTCGGTGCGATGTCGAGAATGCGCCAGCACCACGCCGATACACGGCACGCAGCGCACCGACACGAACACGAGTCCACACGGGTCGGTCTCGCTCAGCCATAGCGTCGTTGTGCTCGTCAGCCTTCTTCTGCAACGCCTTCTCTGTCGCTTCACTGAGTTCGATGCCGCCCGTCTTGTCGGCTGCTGAGCCGGCAGGGTTCTCGTCGCTGCCTTTGATCTGATCTTTCTTCGGGGCAGGTGCACGCTCTTCGTCTGCGTCGAGTTGTGCGACGATGCGCTCGGCGTATGCCTGTGCTCTGCGTGCGCTCGTCTTTGATGAACCGCCGCCCCACAGCAGCATCGCAACAAGACCCGGTGTTATCTCATCACCTTGCACTGCGTCGAGATCGACGATGTGACGAGCGATCCACGGTGCTATCTTGCGCCACTTCGCTTCGCTAAGGGCTTCGCCGTTCGCCATGCGTCGAGCATCAGCGACGGTCGCAGCGACGAGACCTTCACCTGATTCGCCTTGCTCGTGCAGTCGCAGACCACGCTCGGCTGACTCAGCCATGAAGTCAGGTGCGATCAGCGACGGCGCACGCTCTTCGTAATCCATAGCCGACTCGTCTGGCTCATCGGGTGTATCGACCTGACCGAGCGGCTCGACATCTTCGCTGAGCGACACTACGATCATTTGGTCGATCGCATCACGCTTCGTGCTGTGACAGCCGATCGTCGTGAACGAGCCGTCTGCTTCCTGTTTGACGGTAGCGAACTTTGCGCAGTCAGGCTGACTTTCTGAGATGCCGTAGGGCATGACTATCTCTCAGGTGGTATCGGGTCTGTGCCGAGCGTCGGTAGGTCGCCGCCTTGCAGACCGGCGACGGGTATGCCGCTGATGCCGATGATGAACTGGTCGCCGCCTTCGTATGGCTCACGGTTCTCTTGCTCTCGTGCTTCGTTCGGTGTCATCGTGCCTGTGCTGA